CTACATCGGAACCTTGACGGTTACCTTGCGGGGGCGTTGGCCATTGCCCTGAACGAGCACGGTGATGATGCATGAATCGCCCGAAGGCTGCACGGAAAGAAGCTGGCCGCCCGTCTGCTCGACGACCTGCTGCGCGGCGGCGCTGCAATCGCCAGCGACGCGCACCACAAGCGTGCGCGAGTCGTCCGGTGAGGGCGCCGATACAGCCAGCCCTGCGGCCAAGGCTACGACGCTCAGAGGAGAGGCCATGTGCAATGCTTCCAACGTAATTCCAACCTGGGCCGACTATGTACTCACGTGACCTGAATGGCAAATGAATGCACTGTAATGACGGTGGTTTAGAACAATTCTCGACTGTATTGCCGCAACGATATTCACAGCCAAAAGACGAGGCGGCGGAAGCTCTTGATATCGCTGCCGCCGCCCTCCCGAAATGCTCGATCAACGGATCGCCGTGCTCGCCGTCAGCCGTCCATAGACGGCCAGAAGCCCGCCGATGGCGCCGGCGATATTGACGAGAGAATCGACGATCTGACTCTGGTCGCCGGCGTCGATATCGATGCCCGCCGCATGCAGAACAGAAGCGCCGATCGCAATCAGCGCTCCCCAGATCGTCTTCGAATGATACCAGTCCTTCAAATCACCCATGACCATTCCTTTCGTTGAAAATCACATCGTCATCGTTGCGAGTGCGGGAATGCCGAGCGGCATCCGCTGCCCCATCTGCCTCACCCGTATCGTCAGGGCGCTCTGCGCACTGCCGAAGTCGGCAAGCTCGTCTGTGAGCGGATAGGTCCATCGCGGCACGCCGATCTCCACCTGCCGCCGCACCACGCCGTCGGCCATCACCTCGATCCGGTAGCGTTCGAAGGGTTCATCGAGCGGAATATCCGCCGCGATCCAGTTGTCGGCATCGACCCGGCCGCGCCGGATCCAGGAAAACTCGACCGCCCCCGCCTCGCCCCGCGCCGCCCTCAGATGAACCGGTGAAAGCGGCGTCTCCGCCCGCATCCCGCCCTCGAAGGCGAAGGGACCGGCCTTGCCGCTCACACCGGCCGCCTCGGCGATCCAATTGAGCCGCAGCCCCATCTCATCGGCCGTAAGGCCAAGCGGCACAACGGCATCGTCGAGCATCACCACGGACGCCCCTGAAACGGCACCCGCCGCCATCGCATCGTCGGTTCCCGCCAGCGCCCGCAGCAATCCGCCAAGTCGCCAGCGCCCGGCTCCGATCTCCTCCGCCTGCCGGTACCCGATCACCTCCCAGCCGCCGCTCCCGGCTGCCACCGCGATCAGGTTTTCACCATTCAGCACCGACACAGCCGCCGCCGAGGACAGCGCGCCGAACGGCAGATCAATCTCCAGCACCTGCGACCAGTCGAACCGCCCCCGCACACCCGCCGTCAGCGGCCCGGTAAGCGTCCCGATCCGCGCCGGGCGCTCGACCAGCGCCCGCCCGCGATACCCCTCCTCGCTCACCGAGGAGGACAGCCCGATCATCCGCCAGGGCCTGGCAAAAACCGCCGCCCGCGCAAAACTCGCCGCCTCGCCCGCCGCAAAGCGCGGCAGATCCATCAACTCCACCAGCGGTGCAAACAGGCTGGAAGGATCGCCGGCGCCATTCTTGCCGCCGGTCTCGCCTGGCGGCGCGGCGCCCGCCGATGGCGCGAACTCGCGCGCCTCGACCTGCCTCACCGCACCGTCCTCGATCGAGCCGATCAGGAAGCGCCCCTCTGGCCCATCCGCGAAGGTCACGACATCCCCCGGCTGGAAACCAAGCTCGCCCGGCCCCAGCGAGAAACGCACCGAGCGCCTGCCGATCCGGTTGTCGCGCAGCAGCGCTTCGGCTGCATTCAGCGCCGTCTCCTCGGCCAGCACCGCCGAAAGATCACTCTTCAGCACCCGGCTCGTTGCCGATTGCGCCCGGTGCGATCGCACACCCGCCTGTTCGTAACTGAGATCGGGATTGTAGAAGGTGATGACGGCCTCGGCCGCATGGTCGCTGTCGTGCCCACGCGTCTCCTGCCATAGCGGCCGGTCCTCGATATCGGCCAGCACCGCAAGCTCCGTCGCCGGCAAGCTCGCCCGGCCGCGCGAGCGGAACCGCAGCACGCCGCCATCTTCCACCGCATCGATCTGGAAAGCCTCCAGCAGCGGCTCGACCAGCCCGCGCGCCGTTGTGATGTCGCCCTGAACATAGCCCGTCAGGTCGCCGGACACTTCCGAAACGTCGAAATCCTCGAAGCCGTGATCGCGAAACACCGCCGCAATCACATCCGCCAGCGTTCCTGCCGCCAGCCTGCCATTTAGCCAGTGGCCCGTTCGCCAGTTCCCGCCATCGCTCCAGACGCCGCCATCCAGCGGAAAAGCCGGATAAGGCCGTGCATCCCATGACCAGACGAAGATGCGCCCCGGATCGACCATGCCATCGGGCGCCTCACCGCCCTGCCACCAGAGATGATGCGCCTCCAGAAACCGCCGCTGCATCGTGTCGGAGCGCATGCGGTTGGAGAAATAGGGAACCGCGCTTTCGGCCGATTTCGGATCGGCAAACACGTTCGGCTGATTGCCGCCCTTGTCGATCGCCGCGCATCCAAGCTCGGTAAACCACACCGGCTTCATCCGCGCCTGCCAGGCCGTCGCATCAGCCTTCTCGACGCCACCGATCCGCTCGCAATGCCGGTTCGCCCACCAGCCCTCGATATCCTTGTAACGATAGACCCAATGCTTGCCCGCAAGCCCGTCGCTGATAGGCGTCCGCGTCCGGCTCGCCCGCGCCGCATCGTCGGCATAGTACCATTCGAATCCCTCGCCAGCGGTGATACCGGCGATCAGCCCGTCGCGATCATCCGCCGTCCGCATACCCTCGGGGTTTGCCTGCGCCAGATCAGCATCCCGCCAGTCGGAGAGCGGCATGTAATTGTCGATCCCCACGGCATCGATGGCGCTCGATGCCCAGAGCGGATCCAGATTGAAATAGACGTCGCCGCTGCCGTCGTCCGGCCGGTAGCCGAAATACTCGCTCCAGTCGGCCGCATAGGTCAGCTTCGCCTGGGGCAGAAGCGCTTTCACATCCGCCGCCAGAGCCGTCAGCGCCGTGACAAACGGAAACACCCCCGTCTCATCGCGTACCTGAGTCAGCCCCCTCATCTCGGAGCCGATGATGAAACCCGAGACACCACCCGCCGCCTTCGCCAGCTGCGCATAATGCAGGATGAAGCGCCGATAGCTCTCCTCGCTGCCGTTGTAGCTCACCCTCTGGCCGGAAACGCTGAAATGCCCCGCTTGCGCTGCGCCACGAAACGCCTGGATCTGCGCCCGCGCCGCGGCCGTGCGGTCCACCGATCCCGGCTCTCCGATCGCCGGATGGCAGGTCACCCGCCCGCGCCAGGGATAGGCCGCCTGCCCCGTCCCGCCATAGGGATCGGGCAGTGCATTGCCGCCGGCAACATCCATCATCACGAAAGGATAGAGATAGACCTCCAGCCCTCTCGCCTTCAGCTCGGCAATCGCCGAAACAACGCTCGCATCATCCGGCGTACCGCCATAGGCCGGCCCGCCATCACGGCGGCTGACAAGATACGCCTCGTTGCGCGATACACCGGAGACAGACCACGGGCTGCTTTCGCCATTCCTCGCGCTGACCTCGACACCCGGAACGATCCGGCAATTGCCGGCCCTGAGGTCGGTGCCAAACCAGGAGACGACAAGCGCCACCCGCTCCAGCTTCGGGCAGACTGCCATCAGCTCGTCGATCGAGACGTCCCAATCCGTCAGCCCCTGCAGGCAGTTGCGGTTAATCACCCGGGCGCTCCCCGCCCCCGTCTTCTCCGATACCGCCACCGTCCGGTAGCCATGCTCGGTAGCACCGGGAATGATGCAGACTGCCCGCACCTGCTCTTCCAGCGCGCCGACAGCCCGCACCACCTCGAACTGCAGCAGCGGAATGCGATTGCCGTAGTTGTCGAGTGGCAGCCGCTCGAAAACGGCATAGGCAAGCCCGCGATAGGCCGGCGCCATGTCTGCCCCCTGCTTCGCCTCGATCAGCGGATCGGGCAGCTGCGTCGCATCACCCCTGTAAACCCGCATCTCGATCTTCGTCAGATCGAGCTCCTTGCCATCGGCCCAGACGCGCCTGACACAGGCAATCGGCCCCTCGCAGAGCCCGACGGCGAAATTCGCGAAATAGCGGAAACTCTCGACCGTCGGCCCCGAAGACGACTTGCCGCCGGTGCGCTCGCGCGTCACCTCCTCCTCGAAGCGCGTCGCCCAGATCATCGTCCCGCCGATCCGCACCGCGCCATAGACACGGTTGATCGACGTGCCCTCGTCGGCACCCGGAATGCGTGCCGTCGAAAGCCGCGATCCGCGCACCGTCTGCCCGCCGCCGATCAGAGCGCGGTCGAGCGCATTGCCCGCCAGCGCGCCCGCCGCCCGGCCGATAATCGCGCCGACCGGCCCGAAAACGCTGCCCAGCGCAGCACCCGCCGCCTGCAGAAGGAGAGTGGCCATGAAAACCTCGCAGCGAGCCACCAGCGCCGTTCACACGGCACTTGCTTTTTCCCGCAATGATTGTGTTAGATTGCTGCAGTCGTGAGCAGAAGCAGAAGCGCCGAGACCAGCCGGCGCACTGGAGAGGATAGGCCTCTCCAGCCTCGGCAAGGGCCTTGCTCTCGATCAAGGAGGTGATGCGATGTGGTTCTTGCCACTCAGTATCACGCTTAGTGTGAGGAAAACCCGGACGGGCTGGTCCATAGCCATCCGGGTCCAATTCCACACATAAGCAAACGGTGGGCGGAGCTGGAACTCCGCTCACCACTCCCGAAACATACATGCACGCGCTTCAATTTTCAAGTTTCGGCACAACCTCAGGGAACCGGAACACAGCGGTCACCCGCCGCCGCCAGCTTGGCACCAGAGCCGAGCGGATCACCGCCGCCTGCTCGTAGGCATGGATGAAACTTTTCTCCCCGGCAAAAATGCCCGCGTGCTTGGCCGCCACATCCGGCCGCCAGCGAAACAGCATGAGATCACCCGGCAGCATCGCCTCGGCGGACATCGGCGCGCCGAAATGCCTGAGGGCGGCATCGAGCAAGCGATCCTGCCCACTGCGTTCGGCCCAGTCGCGCGCATAGGGCGGCGGCATTTCCGGCTCGATGTCGTAGAGCTCCCGCCAGATGCCACGGATCAGCCCCAAGCAATCGCAGCCGATCCCCCTGGCCGAAGCCTGGTGCCGGTAAGGCGTGCCGATCCAGCCCTCGGCCGCGGCGAGCGCCCTCTCATGGATAGCAGTCATCTGAACAGCGCGCCTCCGTCATGGATGCTCTCGCCATCCGCATAGGTGTAGGCGAAGTCGGCGCCCGGCATATGCGGAAAGCCGCGGAAATTCCGTTGGTTGGCGAATTTCGTCCGGCAGGTGGCAAAGGCCTTGTCGCAACCGGCTGTCATCAGCACGGCATCGCCCACGTCGGGCGCCCGCGCCATAGGCAGCCACAGCGTCACCTCGACACCCGCACCGGCTGAAGAATGCGCCTCGATATCCAGCCGATCTCCAGCACTTGACCCGCCGAGAAATTCAAGACTGCCATAGCGAAACAGCCCGTCGGCAAAAGGCGCCAGTCCCGACACCACAATCCGCGTCGCATCGATCACCTCGGCCACGATCCCCTGCCGCCGGAATGCGCCCTGCCCCAGATCGACGCCGCATCGCGCATCCCCCAGCGCCGCATCGCATCGGCGGCCATAGAGGCGCCCCTGCGGCTGGTTCAGCCGGTGGGCGAAGCTGCGCAGCTCGGCGCGGAATTCGCCCTCGCTGCGCGTCACCTCGCCGATCTCCTGTACCTTCAACAGCAGATGCTGCTCGGGTGCCGCCCAGTTGACCAGAAACACCTCGACCCGCGCCCCATCATAGAGCCCGCGCTGCAGATCGGCCTCGCGGATCGCCTCGCTCGAAAAGCCGCCCATCACCTCGCTGGTCGCCGCCGGCAGACCGGCGCCCTCCTCCGTGCCGCTCGCGGAAAAACCGCTCGCCGCCAGAAAATCCGTCCCGGCAAAGACGAGATCGCCATCATGCTCGGTGAAACCCAGCACCACCCCGTCGTGGCGGGTCACCCGCCAGGCATGGCACGTCGTCGTCGCATCGCCTCTCAGATGCGCCGCAAATCCGGCCTCGATCTCTCTCATGGCAGGATCTCCATCAGTGGAATGGCCGGAATGCGCCCGGCATTGAAGGCCGTCAGGTTGACGTCGATCCGCCCGGTCGCGAAGCGCACGGGAACATCGAACTCAAAACCCGCCGTCACACTCGCGCCTGCAGGCGGCACATGCCCGGACGCAAACCTGACGACACCAGTTGCCGGATCGCAGGAGAAGGTCCCAACTGCTTTCGTCACACCATCGACCGCGACCACCACCGTCCCGGCCACCGGCTTGGCGATAACGCGCAGGCTGCTGCCGCCCGCATCGCCATAGGTCTTCGCCAGCTGGAAATCCGCCTTCGCCCCATCACCGATCCCCAGCGCCTGATCCAGCGCCGTCACCGGCTGATCCGGCCGCCCGGAACGGCAGTCGAGCGGATCGCGGAAGCGGAATCCGTAAAGCTCGCCCCCGCGTGCCTCGAAGAATTCCAGCACCTCGTAGAGATCGCCGATCGACCGGATGCCCGAGCCCGCATCGTAAGCGCGCCTGGCATTGCGCCAGCGGCTGTTGCGGCTTTCGCGGCCATTGGAAAGATTGACGATATCGGTCCGGCGCACCGGCCCGCCGCTCGTCGACAGCGACAGCCGCAGCGGAAACCGCACCTCATGGAAACCGGCCATCTCAGCCTCACAGGTTGCGCTGGCCGCGCATCGCCGTGCGCGCCAGCATCGCCGAAATCTGCGCCTCGCTCTTCTGAAAGCTCTGCGCATCCGTCGCCGTCACGTTGAAAACGATCTGCGGCCCGCCCCCGGAGCCCGAAGCTGCAACCCCCAGCGCCCCATCCGGCCCGCGCCGCAGCGGCAGGATCGCCTCGCTGCCCGCCTCGCCCATCAGCCCGATATTGCCGCCCATCGGAAAATAGCTCGGCGCCGACACCACGCCGCCATCGGCAAACGGCAGAACCTTGCCGATCCCGCCCGCGATCCCCGACAGCGCCCCGCCGATCAGCCCCTCGAGCGGCTTCATCCCTGCCGAAAGCGCGATATCGGCAAGACGGTTGCCCAGCGAGCGCAATACGTCGTCCAGCCCCTTGCCGCCGCTGACGGCGCTCCTCAGGGCTCCGCTCAACGCCGAGCCGAAGGAGCGCGACCGCCCCTCCAGATCCTCCAGCGCCCGGCGCAGTTCATCGGCCTGCCCCGCCATCTCGGCGAGCCCGGTGTCATCGTCTTCCATCGATGTCTCCTGAATATGTGGGCCGTCAGCCCTTGTCCGGCATTGCCGGAAGCGCCAGCCGCAGGATCTCTCCCATCCTGACATGGCTGACGCCCGGGCCAACCCTGAGCGCCGTCGCCGACCGGTGGACGACGACGAGATCGAGATCCGGTAGCACGATCAGATACTGGCCGCCCCAGCCGCTGGCGTAGTACATCGGCACATGCACCGCCATGGCGTCATCAGGCGCATGGGCCTGCGTGATCCACCACAGCAGCCCATAGGCCCACCCGTCGCCAACCGCCGAATGCGGGCGCACGCTGTCGCGCACCCAGCTCTGCGGCACCAGCTGCGTTGCGCCCCAGCGCCCGTGCCTCAGATAGAGAAGCCCGACCCGCGCCAGATCGCGCGCCGACAGCTGGATCTTGTAGACCGGATGCATCGACTCCGGCCCATGCTGAAACCAGCCGTCGCCGGCAACGCAATCCTGCATGCGCAGCGGCCGGGCCAGGCGTGAGGCCAGCGCATCCAGCACGCTCTCGCCCGTCGCCCGCTCGACGATGGTGCCGAGCACGTTGAAATCCCAGTTGTTGTAGAACCAGTGCGTGCCCGGCGGATGGCTACCCCTCTCAGGCCTGCCGTTCGCCGTATCGTAGACCGACGGCAGATAGACGCCCGAGCGCGCCCGCAGCAGATCCATCACCGTCGCCTTGCGCTCGCCTGCCGTCAGCGGCGTCATGTCGTCGATATTGAAATCTGCCAGCGTCTGCGCCGGATCGATCCGCCCCTCGGCGATCAGCATGCCGTAGAGTACATTGACCAGGCTCTTGCGCACCGAAGCGATGCTCGATTTCAAGGCAATATCGCCCCAGCGATAGATCATCCGCCCGCCCTGGACGATCATGAAGGCGGTGCTCTCGCCCTTCGCCAATTCTGCGGAAAGCGTCGCCAGCCGCGCCTCGGACCAGCCGAACAGCGAAGCCGGCCGCTCGTCCCAGTCACCGAAGGGGAAGACGACCATTCCCTTCGCAAACATGTTGTCCGACTGCGCCATCGCCGCTCCGAATCCCGGTGCCGAGCATAGCACGGGCAGAGATCACCTCACCCATCCGGAAACCGCGCCATCATCTCGCCCAACACAGCCCGCGAAAGCCCCGGCGCGCGCGGCGCCAATCCGCCGGCGGCGGCATGAAACTCCACCGGCGTCATCGCCCAGAAGGTCTCGGGAGGAAGCCGCAGCAGGCAGAGGCCGGTATGCAGCGCTCCGGTCCATGGGAACGGACCGGGGCGCCCGGCCCCTATGCCTGCTGCGGCTCCAGGGGGCGGAGGGAGGTCTTTTCCGCCCCTGAAGGGTCCACGAATGTCGCCACCAGCAGGTCGCCGACGATACCGGCGAAACCGGCAATGCCGCCCTCGACGCTGGCTTCGGCGACATCCTGATCCGAATAGAGATTGCCGCCGCCGCGCAAGCCGGCGCCGATGATGCGGATCATGTCGCCCGCCTTCAGCCGCCCGGCCGAAAAGCGCCCGGCAAGATCGGTCAGGTCATCGGCGGCAAATGCGGTCTCGAGCTCGGCCAGCGCCCCGAGCGTCAGGCAGAGAATGCGTCTTTCGCCATCGACGACGGCCTCGATCTCGCCACGCCTGCGGTTCGCCCTTGCCCCCGCGCCGCCCATCAGAGCGCCCCGAAGCTGAGTTCATCGAAGCTAAGCGCGCCGGCCGATTCCAGCGCCAGCTCGAACGTCACCTCGCCATCATGGGCGCCGGAATATTCGAGCGCCGTCACCTGGAAGGGGCCGCTCACCGTGCCGAAATCCGGCACCGCGATCTGCCAGCTGAGGATCGCCCCATTGAAGAACGCCGCTCTCACCAGCCCATCCGAAGCCGCATCCTTGAAGATGCCCGCCCCCGAAACCGAAGCCCGCTGCACGCCCGCGCCGCCCAGCAGCTCCCGCCAGCGCCCGGCGCTCTCCGCATCGGTGATATCCACAGTCTCGGCATTGAAGGCCAGCCGCTTCGACCTGAGCCCCGCCACCGTCTCGAACACCGCCCCATTATGGACCTTCAACAACAGATCCTTACCCTTCTGCGCCACCATGTTTTCGCCCTCCTGAAACCCCGACCGCCACTCAATCCACCCTCATTCCTGTGCCCGCTTTTCCCTCATTCCTGTGCTTGTCACAGGAATCCAGCCGCCGCGCGTCGGCGCGGCGAAGGGACTCCTTGTCTACAAGTGGTGGCGGGGCATCCCACCCGGAGCCCCCTCATCCGCCCTTCGGGCACCTTCTCCCCCGAGGGGAGAAGGGAAGACCTGAGCCCACCGCGAGTCCCCTTCTCCCCAGCGGGGAGAAGGTGGCGGCAGCCGGATGAGGGGGCCACGGGCGACACCTTCTCGGTAGGAAGCGAAAGGACATGCAACCCTTAAACTCACGCCCCAGGCACCCCACCTTCCCCCACCCCGCCAAACCTGCTAAGCCACCACCATTTCCAGCACCGAAAACACTTCCAGCACCAATGCCAAAACTCCCGCTCCGCTCGGCGCAGACGATCGCTGTCCTCGCCGTCACCCAGCTGATCGGCTGGGGCACGACCTTCGACATGCTCGGCGTCATGGGCCGCGTCATCGCGCCCGATCTTGATATCGCCAACGAGATCGCCTTTGCCGGGCTCACCCTGATGATGGTCGTCAGCGCGCTCGCCGGTCCGGCGACCGGCCGCTGGCTGGCGCGCTATGGTGCTGCCCGCGTCCTCGCCGCCTCGTCGATCTGCTTTGCCATCGGACTCCTGCTGCTCGCCGCCGCAAACGGCATCGTGCTCTATGCCGCCGCCTGGACCGTCATCGGCCTTGCCGGCGCGCTCGGGCTTTCGGCGCCCGCCTATACCGCCGTCGTCGAGCGTGAGGGCCTGAACGGCAAGCGCATCATCGCCATCCTCATGCTGTTCACCGGCCTGTCGGCCACGATCTTCTGGCCGATCCTGACGGAGCTGACGCATGCCTATGGCTGGCGCATCACCTTCGTCATTTCGGCGGCGCTCCACATTCTCATCTGCCTGCCACTGCATCTCTTCGCGCTGCCGAAACCAGCCACCGAACACACGCAGGGCGCCGCCGCCGAAACCCCACCGATCCATCTCACCGAGGAACAGCGCCGCAAGGCCTTCCTGCTGCTCGCCATCTCGACGACGCTCTGCACCTTCATCAGCTTCGGCCTGTCGCCGTCGCTGATCGAGGTCTTCCATCAGGCCGGCGCCTCTCCGGCGCTCGCCCTGCAGCTCGGCTCGGCGCGCGGCATCATCGCCATCTCCGCCCGCGGTCTCGACATGCTGCTCGGCAAGCGCGGCAACCCGATCCTGACATCGATCACCGGCATCGCCCTGATGGCCGCAAGCTTCCTGCTGATGCTACTGGCGCCGGGCTCCACACCCGTCCTCGTCGCCTTCATCCTGATGTACGGCTTCGGCACCGGCGTGCTGACGGTCGCCCGCGCGCTATTGCCGCTCACCTTCTTCTCGGCGAAGGAATACGGCCTGCAGTCGGCCCGCCTCTCGACCCCGCAGAACCTTGCGAATGCCGTCGCACCCGTGGTCTTCACCGCGACGCTCGACCGCGGCGGCACGGGTCTGACGATCGGCATCTGCCTGGTGCTCGCCGCGGTCGCGCTAATCCTGATCTTCCGCCTTGCCGCCATGGTCAGGCAGGCTGAGCCGCTTCCGTCACTGCCCTGAAGCGCATCTCGGCCACATGCATTTTCGTCTTCGCCTCGCGCCGCGAGCGCGTTAGCCTGTGCTGCAGCGTCACCAGATGATGCCCGGCAAGCGCCAGCGCGACGCCATCGAGCAGGACCGCAACGATCCCCGCGATCTCGCCCGCCACCCTGCGTCCGCCATCCTCGACACAGATCTCCAGCGAAAACAGGTGTTCCTCCCCGGCCTCGCCCGAAATCACCGCCCCGCTCGTCATCTCGCCGATGACGATGCACGGCATCTTCCTGCCGGCGATCAACCGGTCGCGCACCCCATCGGCGCCGATCAGCGCCAAAAGCCCTCCATCGCCGGAAAGCCGCGCATGAACCGCCGTCAAAAGCTCATTTGCCGCGCTCATCCGCAGCCTCCTTCCGCCGCTCCTCCAAAACCCGGGAAAGAAAGGCCGCGAGATCGCTAAGCGTCACCGCCAGAACCGCCGTCATCGACCCTCCTCCGCGCAGAGACAGACGAGATAGCGCCCGCCCTCGTCGGGATCGCGCAGGCTGCGGATCACGAAAACCCGCTCCCCCTTGCGCAGCCGCATGCCGCTCCTGATGCCGGTGCGAAACCGCACCCATACCCGATGCGTCAGCGTGACGATCTCAGACCCCGCCCGCTCCTCACTGGTCTCACCGACTGGCTCGATCCGAGCCCAGAGCGAAGCCACCGCCTCGAAGGAGAAATTCGCCCCACCCTGCCCATCCGCCAGCTCGACCGGCCGCTCCAGCACCAGCCGCGCGCTCAGCGCACCGGGATCGAGAACCACCGCCCGCATCAGAGCCGCCTCATCAGGAAAGGCGCAATCAGCCGGTCGTAACCATCAGGAATATCCGCCGGCTGATCGGCCGTAGCGACGGCACCGCGAAACGCAAACATCTGCGCCACATGCATCAGCATCGCCCGCTTCAACACATCCGGCACATCGGCCCCGCTCTCGCCGAACCCCGCCGAAAAATCGATCTCGACCCCGTTGATGGCGCGCGCCACACCCTCGCCCCGCTTCAACAGCAACCGCGCCGGCCGGGCCTGGCGATCGAGCACATGCCCCTCCACCGGCCAGGAAACCTCCTCGCCACCGGCATCGTAAAGCGTCACGCTTTCAATCGCTTGCACCGGCCCCCTGGCAATCTGAATCACCCCGTCTTCAGGAACTGAATCAAGATAAAGCCGCCATCCCTGCGTCATCAGACAAAGACCGCCCACCCGCTCCAGATGCTCCCGCGCCACCGAGATCAGCGAGAGGAGCAACGCATCCTCCTCCGCCCCTTCCAACCGCAAATGCGCCTTCACCTCCCCAAGCGTCAGCGCCTCCGCCGACGGCGGAGTGATCAATGCATAGGTCATTGGAAATTCCTTTTTGGTATGTGGATGGGGCTGGAGAGCGTTCCAAAAAACCTCCCTCATCCCTGTGCCCGTCACAGGGATCCAGCGCACCCAAGTCCTTGGATGCGGGAGACTCTTCACAACGGGATAAGGTCATTCACCGCGCAGACGCGCGGTGGCCTGGATTCCTGTGACAAGCACAGGAATGAGGAAGCGAGCCATCTAAAGTCAGTAACTGCAGCCCCCTCATCCGACCCTTCGGGCCACCTTCTCCCCGCTGGGGAGAAGGGAAGTCGGAGAGCGCGCCACGAGTCCCCTTCTCCCCTGGGGGAGAAGGTGCCCGGCAGGGCGGATGAGGGGGGCACACCCACCACACCAAACCAACTATTCGCTACTCACTACTCACTATTCGCTACCAACTACTCTCAACTCACCCCAAACTTCACCACCTTGATCGCCTCGAAATTCTGCACCCCGCCGCCGACCCTCTTGGTCGTGTAGAACAGCACGTACGGCTTCGCCGAATAGGGATCCCGCAGCACCCGCACCCCCGTGCGATCCACCACCAGATACCCTGCCCGGAAATCCCCGAAGGCGATCGACAGCGAACCCGCCGCAATATCCGGCATGTCCTCGGCTTCCGCGACCGGGAAGCCCATCAGCGTCGCCGCCTGTCCGGCACTTGCCGGCGGCTGCCAGATGTAGCGGCCGTCGGCATCCTTCAGTTTGCGCACCGCGGCTTGCGTCTTCCGGTTCATCACGAAATTGGCGTTGCGGCGGTATCCCGCCTTCAGCGCATAGACGGCATCGACCAGCACATCCGAAGCGCCGCTGGAGGCGAAAGCGCCCGCAGCCCCGGTCGGGATATAGCCGAGATTGCCCCAGCTCCAGCTGCTTTCGGCCACCGCGGTATAGGCGAGAAACCCCTTCGGCTTGTTGGTGCCGTCGCCGGAAACGAAGGCCGTGCCCTCCTGCTCGGCAAAAACGGTATCGACCTCGCCCGAAATCCAGGCCTCGATATCGACGGCGGCATCGTCGAGCAGCGCCTGCGTCGCCGCCGGCATGGCATAGAGCTCCATGGTCGGGAAGGAGAGTTCGGCAAGCTGGGCATTGCCCGTCTGCGGCCGCGCCGCCGTCTCCGCCACCCAGCCGGACGCCATTCCCGAGGTCGAGAACGGCTTCTTCAGCACCGAGCTGGACACCTGCCGCACCGTCGCCAGCGACCGGATCGGCGAGACGACCGAAAGACGCCGCCCGATCTCGGTATCGGTCTCCGGCGGCACCAGATAGCCACCATCGGCGCCGGTGCCTGATGACATCGCCTTCGCCTCGATCTCGCGCAGCCCCGCCTCGTCGCCGCGGCGGATATAGTTTTCGAAGGCCGCCTTGTGCTCGCCATTGTCCGATGCGCCGGCGCCGGAGCGTCCAAGCGGCGGCCGCGCCTTCTTCAGTACCAGCTGGTCGAGCAGCTTCTTCTGCTCGTCCATGGCGCGGTTGATGCGGTCCATCTTGTCGCGGGTCACGACATCGTCGGTGAACTTCGCCTCGATCTCGCCGAGACGCCGGTCGTTGGTTTCCTTGAAGGCCTCGAAGGCCTCCATGAAATCGTCGAAGGCCGCCGTCATCGTCTCCGGCACCGCCTTGATCTCGGGTGCCGTCCTCGCAGTCATATCGCTCATGTTCAGGTCCTATCTGAAGGTTTCGGTCAGCATCTGCCGCGCCGCCCGGCGCATGGCGCGGACGAGCTCGGTCTCCTTGTCGCGGAACCACCGCGCATTCTTGATGTTCTGCACGCGCGCCGAAGGCAGCATCGGGAAGGTGACCACCGAGATCTCCCAGAGATCCGCCTCGATGATCCGCCTGACACCGCTCTTGGCGTCGGTCCGCGCCCTGACGGTCCTGAAGCCGATCGACAACCCGTCGAGCGCCCCGCTCTTGATCAACTGATGCACCTCGCGGGCCCGCGCCACGCCATCGGCAAGCACGCCCTCGACATAGAGCCCCCGCCCATCCTCCCGGATCGTCTTCCAGGCGCCGATCGGCTCGGACGGATCATGCTGGAACAGCATCCTGACGCCCTCCGCGCCGCGCTCCGACAAGGACTTGCGAAACGCCCCGCGCTCCACCTGATCCTTGCCGAGATCGACCTCGCCGAAGACGCTCGCATAACCCGAAAACGTCCCGTCGCGCCTGACCCCGCGCAGCTCCAGATTGGCAAATTTGCGCGTCTCCGCGCCCATGAGCGATGCGGCCATGGTTGGTGCTCCTGATTGTGAAATGAGAAAGGCTGGCGGGGGATTGCGGTCGCGAATAGCGAATAGCGAATAGCGAATAGCGTCGACTGCGCTCGACCGAGCTTCATCGGCAAGCGCCAAAACTATTCGCTATTCGCTACAAACTATTCGCTACTTCCACCTCTTCGCCACCCGCGCCAAAACCCCGAGCCCCCACCAGGCACAGAGGCTAGCGGCAGCCGAACCCGACAGCATGACTTCGGAAGCCGAGAGCCGGTCGGCAATGCCGAGCCGCTCCGCCAGCCAGATCCCGGTGGGACCACCGAAGATCAGCCCGCAGGAGAGCCCGGAGAAAAACCGGCTCGCCGCCTCGCGCCTGCTCTTCGGCAAGAGATAGATCAGCGACACCGCCGCCCCCGCCGAAGCCCCCAGCGCCCGGCTGGCCCACAGCCCGCCATCATTGGAAAAGTCAGCCATCGTTAAGGCCTCCCGGGTAAAACGCCCGCCATCCCGGCAGGCAGCAGCGCGCCAAAACCCGCCCGGCTCATCGCGCGCCCCGGCGGGCCCAATTTCCCCGAATTGTTTGAATCGCTTACGCCCGAGACTTCTCAGATCGAGTCAGGCGCTTGAGAGGTTGATTCAATGGCGCGCCTTAGCTGCCGCCGGGAACCTCGAAATCATCGTCTTCGTCGATGTCCAGAACCGTGCCCTGCTGGCGCCCGTGGCGGATCGCCGAAATCAGGATCGCGTCGGCCTCGACACGATAATCGATGACATAGGGCGCCTCGACGAAACGCCGCCGCCCGGCGAGCGGCAACGCGGGACTACCCGCGTTCGGATGCGCCGCCAGCATTCGAAAGGCCGCCTGCAAACGCCGCAAGGTCGTCGCCGCCGCGCGAGGATTGGCCTTCATAAGGTAAGCCTTCTCGCGCTCAAGATATCCCGCCGCATCGGCCGAAAGGACGATCCGCTTCAAGCAGCGTTATCCCTGGCATCGGCAAGCAGGCGCGCAAACAGATCGTCGGCATCGACGGCCTCGCCATTCTCGATCTGCTTTTCACCCTGCAGGACCTGAAGGATGTCGTTGCCCTCCTGCTGCAGGTAATACTTCAACGCCCGCACGATCACCCAACTGCGCGTCCGCTCGGTCGCCTTTGCGATCGTCTCGATATCTCTGAGCATATCCTCAGGAAGGCGCAGCGCGATCGGATCGGAAAGAACAGGCTTGGACATGGCAGCGTCTCCATTTTGTAATACGACGTATAACAAAATCGCCGCCCGGCCTCAATCGCCTATCCCAGCACCATGGTCCTGAAGGTCAGCGAAACCCGCCGCCCGCGCATCCGCTTCACACCATCGACAATATCAGAAGCCCGCGCCGGTATCTCATGCGTCCACTCGTAGCGCGCCGCCCCCTGCATCACCAGCAGCGACCCGGGCTCCAGCGCCACGCTCCGCCGTCCACCGCCGCCACGATGACGAAACACCATCTCGCAGGCAGAGAGCAGACTCAGCGACGCAATGACGCCACTGAAGCACGGCTCGCAATCGACATGCGCACTGATCCCCTGCCCCGGCAGATATTCATTGGCGATCGCCTGATCCGGCAGAGCGCCAAAGTGCCCATCCCCGACGAGCCGTCGCGCCAGACCACCGAGCCAGTCCGGCAACGGCCCCAGCCGCGCATCATCGGCCACCGTCCGCGCCCGGTAATCATAGCGATAGCCGAAATGCTGCACCCGCCGTTTCAGCGTCGTGTCCCAATCGCCGGCATCAAGCGCAAGGCAAACCGCGTCCGCCTGCTGCCCGGCCAGAAAGCCAGGCACATAGCTCAGCCCCTCGATGCCCCCGAAACCCACAGCGCCCCCCAGCCTGCAAAATCGCCATAGGCTTCACAGGCCGACCGTTAGAGGTCAATACCCCACCGCCTCCCGCTTCTCCTCATCCGTCAGAAACCCCGCCGCCCCCACTCTTGCCCACAACTCCCCGCGTTCCGCCGAAAGCCCGGCCACCCTGTCCAGATCCGGCTCCAGCCTGAGACCATCGCCATAAGCCCCGCCGAGCCGGGCCGAAAGCGAGGCCGCCGTCCGCGTCAGCATCGGCAGCACGGTGAGGCGATAGAAAGCCCTGTTCGCCTCCTGGTAATTGGCAAACGTATTGTCGCCGGGAATGCCGAGCAGCATCGGCGGCACGCCGAAGGCGAGCGCGATGTCGCGGGCCGCACCATTGCGGGCCTCGACGAAATCCATGTCCTTCGGCGAAAGCCCCATCGCCTTCCAGTCGAGCCCGCCCTCGAGCAGCAGCGGCCGCCCGGCGCGCATCGGCCCGGAATAGCCGTCGTCGAGTTCCTGGCGCAGCCGCTCATATTGATCGGGCGAAAGATTGCCGCCCTCCTTCGGCTGATAGACCAGCGCGCCGGAGGGACGGGCGGAATTGTCGAGCAGCGCCTTGTTCCAGGTCGCCGCCGCATTCGAGAGATCAAGCGCCACCTGCGCCGCCGCCAGCGGCGGAAAACCCAAGTGATCGTCGAGCGGATGAAAGAGTTTGAGGTGCAGCAGCGCCATCCCATCGGCCTCCGCCGCAAAGCGCCTCACCGAGCCACCGGCTCTATAGTCATAAGCCTCCGGCCACCCGTCCCGCCCCTCGACGACGCTCACTCTATCGGGCCGCAGCAGATGCAGTTCCCGCAGCGCCGCCCCCACCATCAGCGGCTCGACGAAAGCATTGCCCGAAAGCAGCAGATGCCCATAGAGCGCCTCGAAAAAATCCGGCCCGCCCATCCGCCCGTTCGGCTGGCGCAGCAGTGCCGCCGCCGGATGCTCCGGCCGCTCCCGCTCGCCCTCATAGATCAGCCATGGCACGGCCGCCGCCGCCTCCGACACCAGCCTGACACAGCGATGCGCCACCGGGTTCTTCATGAACCCTTCGCGCGACAGCGCCGCATAGGACCGCCCCGTCCAGCTCGCCTGCCCCTGCGCCGCCAGCGACAACAAAGACCCCGCCGCCTTCTTCTCGGCCACCGCACTACGCCCCGCCCACGGCAGGAAAGACCGGATATTCAT